CTTCTGGAGTGTAGTTGCAGTATGCGTTTACTTACCACTGTTAATAAAGAAACTTAAAAAATGAAAAAGAAAACACTTGCATACATAATTGGTGGTGAAGCTAGATTGGTAGCAGAAACATTTAGACAAGATGAAATATATCAACAGTTGTGCGAGAAGTACAAGGTGCATACGTATATCCACAGTTGGACACAGCTTGGTAGATGGACCAAAGCCAATGAAAAGTATCGCTTTGGTACAAGACCAGAAACTTCAAAGTTTTATCCGCCTGATTTTGAGATAGTAAAAAATTACAGGGAAGTTATCATGGAAGAGTATAGCATATACAATCCTAGGTTTATTGAAGTTGAAGATTATGATACATCTTTCAATGTTGAAAACTTTCCTTGTGGACAATATATTAGCAGGGCAAAAGCATTTAGAAGCATAGCTGGATTTAATTTAAAGAACGCAGAAAAATACGATTACGTTTGGTTAGGAAGATCTGATGCGGCGGGCAAAGGTCAGTTGCCAGAGTTTCAAAAAGGCAAAATACATTGTCCTGAAATAAGTTTTGATGACAACATTTTTAGAGCAGAAGATTGGTATTATGCAGGACCATATGATATGTTTAAAAATTTAGTTGTATGGGCAGATGATCCTATTACATCAATACAATCGATAATAAACAATCCTTGGATTATGGAATTAGGAGATAGAGTAAAGAATACACACGTTTGGCAAGCCATACTTACTGGTGATGCAGGAGAAAATATTTTTTTAAGAGATGAAATAAAATGGAAACTGTTAACTTACTAATACTTGATTACGATGGCACACTTGCAGATTGCAAGGAACTGCATCAACAGGCTTTTAGAAAGGCTTGTATGAAAGTGAATAACGCAATACGTTATACTGACGAAGAAGTAGAAGGAATGCCTACCTTTGTTAAGATTGATTATTTGAAAGCAAAAGGATATCAGTTTGACGAAACACTATTAATGGATCTTAAACAAGAATATACAATGAATGATATTAGCAAATATGTTAAGTTTGACCAAGAACTAAAAGATATATTTGTTAGATTAAGCAAAAAATATAGACTTGCAGTTTGTTCAAATGCTACTCGTAAATTTGTAGATAAAAGTTTAGCAATACAAAAGTTAGATATGTTTGAGCCTGTGTGTACAGCAACAGAACACAAACCTAAACCAGAAGTTGATATGTATTACAATGCCATGTATCATTACGGAGTATCGCCAATGCAAACAGTAATATTTGAAGATAGTCCACTAGGAATACAAGCGGCAACTTCAACCACGGCTACTGTAAAGCAAGTTAAAAATGTAGAACATTTAAAGGGGTTGTTAAATGAGTATTAAGTTAATAATGCCTATGGCAGGTGATGGAAACAGGTTCAAAGAAAAAGGATATGATATACCCAAGCCTTTGGTTCCTGTAAAAGGTATACCAATGTTTCAATATGCTGAACAACAGATAGGTATTGACTTTGATGAACGTATTTTTATAGTGCGTAAGGATCATAACATCACTGACAAAATAAAAGATTTATATTCTAATGCAACAGTCATAGAGCTGGACCAACTTACAGAAGGAACTGCTTGTACACTTTACAAAGCCAAAGAACTATTCGCTGAGGGGGATAGTGTGTTTGTTAGCAACTGTGATCAAAGTGTTGCATGGGATAGCAACAAGGTTAGAACAATCATAGACAATGGCATAGACGGACTTATAGCAACCTTTACGTGTCCAGATAAAAATCCTAAATGGAGTTATGCAAAAACAGTTGCAGACAAAGTTGTAGAGGTTGCAGAAAAGAAAGCAATATCAGACAGAGCAACAGTAGGATATTATTATTGGCGTGATGCAATACAAATGTTTAGAAACATAGATCAAATGATTGAAGCTAATGATAGGGTCAACAATGAATTTTACACTTGCCCTGTGTATAATTACACTATAAAGGAAGGTGCAAATGTGTGTGCATTTGATGTTGTTTCAATGCAAGGTATTGGGACACCAGAAGATCTAGAAAGTTACATAAATGAAAATTGATATTAATGACATAAAATTTTGGATGGATGCAATCCGCAACAGTGATGATAGAGATCGCACACTTGAAACTTTTTGGGGAGGGCAAATCAAAAGCAAGTTGTGGTTAATAGAACAACTTGAGAAACACAAAGCAATTAGAAACGCAGAATGTATCATACACGGAGGTTGGAATGGATTGTTGGCTTGTATGATATTCAATAGTGAACTTGGAATAAAACATATCACTAGCATAGACATAGATCCTAAATGTAAAGAAATTGCATCAACAATGAATAAACGTTATGAGATGGAAGGTAAATTTGAATCTGTTACAGCAGATATGTGTGAATATGAATACAAAACTAATCCTTATTTTGTAATCAATACAAGTTGTGAACACATAACACAGGAACAATATAACAAGTGGTTAGATAAAGTGCCAGGTGATGCACAGATTGTTTTACAAAGCAACAATTATTTCGAACTAGAAGAACACGTGAATTGTATGAAAAGTCTTGCAGATTTTGAAAGAAAAAGTAAATTAAAAGTTTCTGAAAAGATGGAACTAGAATTACCTAAGTACACAAGATATATGTTAATAGGAAGGAAAGATGACTAAAACTTTTTGCCCTTTGCCATGGATACATTTAGCTACAAGACCTAATGGAGATGTTAGAGTTTGTTGTACTGCCAATGCCAGTGGTGCAGGTAAAGAAGATGAAAAGACAGCAGGACTTGTTAAGAAAGATGGTATAGCAATGAACTTGCGTGACCATACAATAGAAGAAGTGTGGAACAGTGAACACATGAGAAGAACAAGACTGCAAATGTTAAATGGAGAAGTGCCAAGCAGTTGCGTAAAATGTTTTAATGAAGAAGCAAAAGGTATAACAAGTAAACGCCAATGGGAAACTGAAGAATGGAAACAACGTTTAGACTTTAACAAACTTATTGCAAGTACACAAGATGATGGTACTGCACCTGTAAATATTCCTTACTTTGATCTTCGTTTAGGAAACTTATGTCAACTTAAATGTGTTATGTGTAGTCCACATGATAGTTCAAGTTGGATCAAAGAATGGAAACTACAATATCCACAGTATAAAAACAAAGATTTAATTGCAGATCAAGGTTGGGACGATCAATATGATTATACTTGGTACAAGAAAGGATCTTTTATAGATTCGATGAAAAGTCAAGCACAGCACATACAGGAACTATACTTTGCAGGTGGTGAACCATTATTGATACCTGAACATTATGCAATATTAGAATTTATGGTTGCGGAAGGATATGCAAAAGACTGTAATTTAAGATATAATTCAAATGGGTTAGAATTACCAGACAAATTATTTCAGTTATGGGATCATTTCAAAGAAATTAGATTTAATTTTAGCATAGATGCTTACGGACAACGTAATGAATATATACGTTATCCAAGCAAGTGGTCGGACGTTGAAACCAACTTAAAAAGACTTGATCAAAATACAAAGGACAACACAGTTATCAATATTGCCTGTGCAGTACAATTATTAAATGCAGGGTACATAGATGAACTAGCTGAATGGAAAATGGATCAAGGATTTAGTAAAATCAATCCTTCAATGTTCGGCGGAGGAATAATAGGAACACATTTAGTCTATTTGCCATCATACTTGAACGTGCAAGTTTTACCTAAATCAGCTAAAGATTGGATTAAGGAAAAAGTAGAAACTTTTATAGATAGACAAAAATTTAATTTAGAATTTAATCAACATCCGTATGGAGCACAACGTTGGCATGGTTTGTTAAAATACATGATGCAAGAAGACTGGAGTCACAAGTTACCAGCTTTACAAGAATATTTAAAAGTAACAGATGAAAGACGTGGGACAGATTTTAGAAAAACGTTTCCTGAACTAGGACAGTTTATATGAGAAAAATAATTGTAACAGGCAGTGAAAGTGTAATAGGAAAAGCTATAATGGAGGGTCTGTGGTGGTTTGTTGATGATTACGAGATAATAGGACTTGATAAGAAAAATGGTCAAGATGTGCTAGACAATCTTGAGCTGATAGCAACAGCAGACATATTGATCAACAACGCATATATTCCTGTAGATCAAAACGCATTGTTTATGGCTTGGTGTAAGACAAACAAGGACAAGGCCAAACTGTGTGTAAATATTAGCAGTCAAATTGCTAGTGCAGAAGATCCTAGCAAGTTTGCAACAGAACAGTATTACATAGATAAAAAGTATATGGACGAACAGAGTGTAGAGATAAACAAGAATCATTGGAAGTGCAAAGTTAGTGTAATAAGCCCTAACATCACTAAATCAAATTTATCTGAGCTAAACCTAGCAACGGGGCCTTTTAAAAAATGGGTTGAAAATTTATATAGTACCCACGAAAAAAATGGTACTTTGATAAAAGAAGAATCAATATCAAATTGTGTAAAATACATAATTGAAAGTTGGTTAGAAGGAACACACATTTCAAGAATAGAGGTTAGGAACCCATGAAACTAACATACAAAGATCCTGCAAAAAATAATTGGTTCCTAGTCAGTTGGACATTGTCTAACAAGTGTAATTATAGATGTGAATACTGTCCAGACATATTACATAATGGAAGTACAGGACAACCTCAATGGTCAACTGTAAAAAGATTTGTGCAAAACTTTAATTTAAAAGATAAAAAAATTTGTTATAGATTAAGTGGAGGAGAACCTACTTATTGGAAACACTTTATTGATCTTGCAGAACTTGTTAAAGAAGAAGGTCACAAGTTTACCTTTATAAGTAATGGCAGTCAAAGTCCTGAGTATTTTAAAAAGATTGCTCCTTACACAGATGGTATGATGTTAAGTTATCATAAAGCATACGCAAATCCTGAACATTTCATAAAAATTATAAATGAAAGCAAAATAGAAACTGTGATAAACATGATGTTATTGCCTAGTGACTTCGAAGAAATTTTTGCACTTGCTGAAAAAATTTATAGCTCAACTGCAAGAGCTAGTATAGTTCCTAAGGTTATAGTTGACAAAACAAGTTCTGAAAACATCACAAATGAAGTTATGACATACACAGAAGCACAAAAACAATTAATTAAAGATTGGCCTTTTTCACGTAAAGTAAATGATGAAGAATTACATAGGGGTGCTATGATGTTAAATGATGAAGTTGTAAATGCTAATGATTTAATATTGCAAGATAAAAACAAGTTTAGTGGTTGGAACTGTTGGGCAGGATTACACGGAGTCAATATAGATATGTGGGGAAATATGTATAGGGCTGACTGTCAGTTTGGCGGAGCAATAGGAAACTTAGAAAGATACAAACTGCCAAAGGAAAAAATACTTTGTGGCAAAGAAAGATGCAGTTGTTTAAGCGACATATACATAAGGAAAGAAAATGAAAAAGTATAAAATTGGATTAATTCAGGCAGTTATAGTTTTAGTGCCAACATACTTGGTAGCATATCTCACAGATAAGATGGTTTATACCATTCCAATGTTAGCGGCCGCAAGTTTTATTGCCGCATCATTTAGTAAAGACACAACTACTAAACGTATTGATGATATCTCTAAAGAAGGTAAAGATTAATGAAAATATTAGTTACAGGTAATCCAAACTATGAAGGACTATGCAAAGGCATATACGAAGCATACAATCGTAATTTTGTAGAATTTATAGGAAGATGGAATGGTTGGGATCTTACAGATTATGAAAAGGTGGCAAACTATGCCAAGTCATATGATGTATTTGTTAACAGCCAATACGGTCCTAACGGAGAACAGGTTGAGCTGTTAGATGCTGTATATGAAAAGTTTGATAGCGGACACATAATAAACATCAGCAGTACAAGTTCTTACTGGGGTGATGGTTACAGTCCTAGAAACTATATTGAAAATAAAACTTTGCTTGACGGAAGAAGCAAAAGGTTAGCAAAAAATGTATGCTGGGGTGACAGTAAAATACGGATTAGTAATATTGCTTTTGGTCAACTAAACAGTCAAAGTCAAAAAAATAAAGATGATACTAGACACAAGATAAGTTTGCTCGAAGCAGGAAAATATGTGAAGTGGGTAATAGATTCACCTCGTGATATTAATCTACATTATATTGCTTTGGATCCTATCCAAACAGGGGAGTAAGTTCTGGACAATGATCTAGTACTCTTGTATTTCTAATTTTATCTAAATCATTTGTGTAGTTTATAAAAGCATCAATATACTTAGGTGCTTGTTCAGATTGTGTATAATTTATCTTAGGTAATCTAAAATCAATCTTATCTAATATCTCGTTAGGCAAAACTCTTGGATTCAAATAAGGAGGGGCTGTAACCACGTTGTTGAAATATATTTCCCAGTTGTCTTTTTTGTTTTCTTCAAACCACCAATGTATTTTATCAAGGTGTGCTATGTTGTAAGCCATCACAGTCACAGCAATAATTATTCTATCAAAATCATATTGTTTTAAATTTTCATTTAGTTGTTCAAATGTAAAGTTTTTTCCGCCTCGAATGTATTCATATAAACCATCTGTGCCTTCCAAACTCACAGTCCATTTTGTTTCCTTGTATTGTTTGGCCAATTGAGCGACTTCTTCATCTACTATTGTGCCATTAGTAGTCCAGTCTATAGTTATGTTCTTTGCTATTCCTAAATCAATAAATTTTTTAAGTATCAATTTATTTGCAGGTTCCATGTAAGGTTCGCCACCTTTGATGCTAAGATATCTCAAGTTCATGAATGGTGTTGGATCCTCAAACAGTCTAGCAACTATTTCATCGCTTTTATTGGTGTATCCGAATTCTGGATCATCTATTCTACGTCCATAGGGGTTACCGTTTTGTGCTAATTTAAGATCATCTTTTACCCAAGCACTTGAATTTATTCCATCGCACATTCTACACTTTAGGTTACAGATATTGCTCATATTGAATTCCAAAAAGTAGATATCTGTGAAGTTTTTGGAGTAATCATAATTGGTATTTTCTAGCATTGGATTCAAAATATCTTTGAAAAATAATCTCCTGCTATGACCCACAGAGAGCTCTTTTAAAGCACATTGTTGACACTCGGGCGGTAAGTGGCCCGCTCTTATTGAATCACGTGTGTATGACGCTGTATAGCTGTTTAAAAGGTCATTTAAAGACGATTCTAGCACGTTTCCGTAACGTTTTAAGTACACACCATCAGGTACTATGTCACCATTAAAACGTACCAAAATACTATGCCATGGTGCGAAGCATTTCATCGTATTTTTCTCCAAAAGCTGATCGTAGATCGCTTTCCATTTTTGTTTGAATTTCCTGTGGTGAATATATTCCTACGTTATCCCAATCTACAAGATAAGTGTTATCTCCATCTAAAAGTATATTGCTTAACACCCAATCATAGTGTGCATATGGCAAAGTTTGATCTAATGTTTCATTACAAAAAGTGTATATCCTTTTAAAAAATTTTGGTGTGTGTGGCACTTTGTTTGCCGGCGTGCCAGGTACTATATGATAATCTATGAACATACTATTTTTTGTTGTGCCATAATCTAATACATATCCTGGTATCACTTTGTCTAAAATAGATATGTGTTCTTCTAAGGCAAACTCATCATGGATATACCAAACCTTACGATATCTATCATCTAACTTGTAAACTTCTCTTTTCTTTTCTATATTCTTTTTAATTAATTCCATAGTATCCTGCCACTTCTGGTAAGTATTCCTTGATGCTACAACCTCTATTTTTATCTAACACACCTATCCACTTTTTAAATTCTTCCTGCTTTTCAATACTTGTAGGGTGATTCATCCAGTAATCAAAATGTGCAATATTATCTTTCATTGCCTGTGGTGCATTTTTTATGTGTAGACAATCTGGAGTCATTAGCAAGTTATCAAATATTTCTAATTGGTTTGCCTGTGCATATTCAACATAGTCATCATATTCTAAAACATTCATTATTTGCACAGTAGGACCTAAACTTACATCAGCTACCTCTCTAAATTTATTAAGGTTGTATTCTACAACGTCCCAATTACTACCCCAACGTATGTAATCATTTGTTCTGCCTATACCATCAATGCTAAAGTTCATGTTCACACGTTCGAATCTTTTAAGTTCATTAAAAACTTTCGGATTAAACAATGTACCATTAGTGTTAAATCTTACTTCAACTGATGGATCTAGTTTTGCAAGAAACTTGTTTAGTCCTTTCACCATCATAGGTTCACCACCTGTAAGATATACTTCTCTTAAATTAGGATTACGTGCTAATGTTTCTCCCTGCTCATCTGTATACCAGTTGTATAAGCCATAGTCAAACCAACCCCATGGGCTTTCGCCTTTTGCCTTTAGTTCTTTGTGTTCTTCGTACAAACTACTAGAACTACCTGGGTAACACATGGTACAACGTAAATTACATTGGTTTCCAAACCTTATATCCAAATGACTTATACCAGGACCATATTCTCTTGGTCTTTGACGCATACTTGGTCTACCAGCTTCTTCCATCAGCTTACATTTTTTACAAGCATCTGGCCATTCATTGTTAGCAAGTTGCTCACGTGCTTTTGTAGGTGTTTCACTTGCTAACCATTGTTCTGGAGTCATTTGTTTTATGTTTTCTTTGTTTGTCTTTTCATTACTAATGCAACACAAACGAAACTCGCCATCAGGGCGTATCATTACTTGATGATCTAAATACTTACACCTCACCGCAAGTTACCTCACAAATTTTAAACCTATTTTCACTAGACCAACTTTCAGGCAGATCTTGTGCAAAGAAAGGACTGTCTAATATAACTTCCAAAGGCATATCATTTACATTAAGCCAATCTACTTTTGATACTTCTTGTGCATAAGGGCTTTCTACTTCTCTTGGATATCTGTCAGATAGCATATAGCAACAAGGAAATACTTCACCAACATGGCTAACTTGTATTTTTCTTTTCTTTTGCCATTTACAAGTTATACATGATTTCTTGAATCCATCAGCCAAACTGCCATGTTTTTGTTTCAAATCTTTTAAACGTTTTAAATTATCTAGTTTGCTTGTATCGTATTTTATTGTACGAGCTTGTTCCCGTTTGTTGGCTTTAAATTTTTCTATTGCTTTATTAACCATACTATTCATAGCAGTAAAAGTATGTCCACCATTTATATCAAATTTTGCAAATCCCATTTTTTTACTTAATTCTTCTGCTTGTTCTAATTGATGTGCATTGTGTTCAAACACCAACATACGCCATCTTCCTAATCCACCTGCGTCTAAAAATGCTTGGGCGTTTTCCATTACCTTATTCCATTTAACATTTCTTCTGTAAAGATGATTTGTATCTTCTAAACCGTCTATGCTAAAAACTACATGAGTTGGAAATGGAAAGTCTTTTAATTTATTTGCTAGTTCATCAAAGTATTTAGGCTGTCTCATACCACCATTGGTATGTATATGGATAATAGGTTTTTTGTAGTTTTTTAAATAATCCAAACATTCAAACAAGTGTGGACTTACCAAAGGATCTCCATATGATCCATTGAATACAATCTGATTGATGTTTCTTAAAACATTCTCACTGAACAGATTTTTGAATGTTGCAGGACTCATATGTTCAAGAGGCATACGTGGATTTACTTCTACTCCACCTAAATTTCTTGAACAGTTACCACACATAGCATTACAATGAGCAGTAAAATCTACTGTAATCGTATCTATATCTTCTATATCCAAATACATGATAAGTATATTTAACTGAATTATAAGGTAGTTTAATGGATATAGAACATACAAAAACCCTGGAAACATTCTGGAAAGAACACAAAAAAGACGTAAATTTTTTATACCAAGATGTATTTGACCCAATGTGGTTAGTTGAAGAATCGCATTGGCCTTTCTTTAAACTATCAGCACTGGACAATCAACCCTGGGCTAAAATGCACAACGAAGCAGAAAGTTTGTTAGAGTCTTTTCACGATCATAGAGATGATTATGGCTATGGTTGGAAGAGCTTAACAATACATGGATTAGATGATGATACTCAAACATTAGACAGTTATGGTGATAGAGACAAAGTAATTAAACAATTAGATTGGACATGGGTAGCAGACAAGTGTCCTACTGTGAAAACTTTTTTAAAAGATGTATGGCCTATGGAGTATCTCAATAGAGTAAGATTTATGTTGCTGGAACCAGGAGGATATATTTTGCCTCATCAAGATAGAGATGCAAAAGAAAAAAGATTAAGTGTATGCAACATAGCCTTAAACAATCCTGATGACTGTGAATTTATTTTTAAGGATCATGGAGTCGTGCCTTTCCAAGATAAAGGCGGTGCGTTTTTAATGGACATCAGCAACGTTCATGCAGTATGGAACAAAAGTGATGTACCAAGGATACACATGATAATACATGGTGAAGTTGGTAGAAGATTACGTGATATGTTTTATGTGTTAAGACAAAGTTATTACACTAATAGGGGATAAAATGTTAACTTGGTTTTTAGTAGGAATATTAGCTGGCTTGTTCATTAGATGTACTTGTAAGCCACACAAATCTGTTGACGACAAGTTCAAAGATCCTTGGAACTGGACAGGGTTCGGAGGCGGTTAATGAAAGACTGGAACAGTTTAACACACGATAGATACTATGAGGATCATCAATCAAATAATCAAGTAGGCATAGGCATACTTAATATTTCAAGAGATATAAAAAATGAATTTGTAAGTAAACGTTGTTTAGAAATGACTTACTTTTACATCAATAGAATGATGAAAATGAAAGTTGCAGATTACGTTGGCAGTTGGCACAAGGTTGAAAACATTCTCGAAAACAGTCTTGCAAAAGGACATGAATATTGTATAGTGGCCGCACAAGGATTGTTGCTTTATAGGGGTCCTAATCTAGTAGAACAAAGTTTAAAATATGCAAAAGAAAATCCTAACTTCTTTGTTTGTGGACACATCATGGACAAAAAAGGACAAAATCATTATGCAACCAAAGGAGCATATCCTGGTTTGCATAGGCAGTATCTTTTTGTTAATCTAAAAGTTTGGGAGCAACTTGGCAAACCTCCTTTTGATGAACTAGGAATATTTAGAGACAGAATGCCTAAGTTACAAAATTTTAAATTAAGTGAAGAAAAGATTCATGCTGAATATACACCTGCTTGGATTGATACTGCTGAGGGAGAAAAACATTGGACAAAAACATCAGACGGTAGTAATTGGATTGATATTGCTTTAAGGTCAAATATCAAAATTGATAATCTAACAAATGACATGAGGGCTTGTAAAGTATTTCTTTATCCATATAACAAATCAGACATTCTTTCAAAGAGCTGGATACAAAAAGATTATTGGCAAGTTGAAGAATTAAATTATAATCAAAAGGCTTGGTTACGTAAATTAGACCAACAGGAAAAGATAGAAAAGGATCGTGTTTATGCTTTTAATACAGAAACTTTATCTGGCGAAGGTAAACGCACAGAAAACATTGATCATTTGTTTAGTGTGGCCGCTGGATTCAAACCTTTGTCTATATTAAACACAAATGGATTCAATGATAACACAAAAATACATTACTTTGATTGGTGCGATGCAAGTTTATTATATAAAAGAGACCTTATAGAAACGTGGAATGGGGTCGATTTACACCTGTGGCTGTTGGAACATGATCTAAAGTATAACTTTGCCTCAACGTATAGAGGCAATTACGAGCCATTTTGGCAACAAGAATTACAAGACTTTGGTGGTGCTGAAGCATTTAAAAAACTATGGGATAGGTATGTAAACCTTGAACACAATTATTACAAAATAGATATTGTAAACGAACCAACAAACCTTTTTAATATTATCAAAGCACAGGAAGGCAACAAAGTTTTATGGACTACCAATGTATGGTCAAGTGAAATGTTGCATTGGAATCAAGGTCCAGATCAACTTAAAATCAAATGGAACAAATTTAAAAGTTTGGTACCTGATGATTTAATTTTGTATGGTGATGATTATTGTGCTATTGATATGCGTCAAAGCATACGTGACAATTTAAATATAAGTTATCCTGAATTTAATTAGTGTAAGTCTACCCAGCTAACACCAGTACGTACTTGAAGTTTGTTTGAGGTTGTGTTGTAGATAACCATACCAGCACTTACTGAACTTAATGCGTCTCTTTGCACTTCTGTTAGGTTAGCAAATTTTACTGTACTTGAGAATATTGCATCTCCGTCAACATCTAGCACGGCAGTTGCAGTTTGTTTGTTTACACCTAATCTACCTTGTGAATCAAATGTTAAGTATTTTAGATCTGGTGATGAGTTTGAACCTGCTTGGGTTACAACCTCCATTTTACCTTTCATTGTGTCTGTGCCAATTGGTGAGTTATTTGGATCTACTCTCCAAGCAATACCACCTGACTCAACAATGTTAGTTGTGCCTGTGTCATAACCTTGGAAACTTAACTTACCAATGTATTGACCAGCCACCATTGCATTTGGTGTTACTAAATTATCTTTGAATCCTCTGAATACTAATGCAGTTAATGGATCAAAGGAACTGTTTGTCTTACCAAATATTTTTAAAGCACTACCACCTGCTGAGTTATCATTGATTGTCATTGTGGTTGGTACACCAGCTGTCTTGCTTGATATAAAGAAGTCAGCCTGTAGTGCTGATAGTGTATCACTGTTGATACTAATTAATCCGTTGTCTAATCTTACAGTACTGTTGACAGCATCAACTAATATTGTTGAATCATCACCTGCTATCGTACCTTTGAAGTTTCCTGTTATACTTCCAGCAGTTATACTTGGAGCCGCAACTGCTCCAGTAAATGTTGCCGCACCTGCATTGATTTCTTTTGATGTTGCATTAAAGAAACTTGTATTATCAGTTGCCTTAACATCACCTTTAAATGTACCTGAAGCATTAATGGCTCCAGTTGCCTTGTTTACTATTACAGTTGAATCATCACCAATTATATTTGCATTTACACTTCCAGCATCAAGTGTATCTGTAATGTGTAAAGATCCAAAGTAACCTTGGTTCCATCTTAATGTTGCAGATCCAACATTTCTTGCACTATCAACATCTGGTAAAATGTGTGATTCTACTTTTGCAGTTAAATTTAATGTATCAGAGCTGGCGTCACCTACTGTTAAATTACCGCCTAAAGTTAAGTTTCCATCAGCAGTAATATTACCTGTTACTGTGATATTTCCAGTTGTGTTGATGTTACCTGTACCAACTAAATCAAAATTGTTAAGTGAAAGATTTGACCCTAATGCGGCGCCGGCTGTATCAACAGGATTACCACCCTGTGTAGTTCCGTCTCCAACAAATAGCTTTTTGGTGTCTGTAGTATAGATCAATTCACCATCTGCTGGTGTAATTAATGCTCTTTGTGAGTCTGTTCCTCTTCTTAATTTTAACGCCATTTATTACATCTCCTGGATCTGTTATATGTATTTATACCAAATAAGCATTTTACTTGCGGCGTTTTAGAAAGCGATTCGTGGACTTCTGTACGTCTTTTTTGACCCTATCAGTGTCTAGTTTAAAGTCCACGTGCTTGATACTGCTATCATACGTATGAAACAGTTCTCTGAGTGTTTTTTCTAGTTGTTTAGCAGGGTTCTTATTAACGTCTACTGCTATGTCCCATTGTTTACCGTTATTAAAACGCACCCTTAAAGAGTGTAAGTACTCTAGCGGTATTGCTCGAACATCAACGTCCCCGAATACATCGGGCCATTTGTTTACAACTTCTGGTGGAAGGCTTTTTGTTTTACGCCTTGCCACTGGATTTCCCACTTTTACTTGGGTCTAAATCCTCGGCCTGCTTTCGCAATTCAGTTGCTTCTTTAAACAGTCTATCAGCATCTGCTCTCATATTGTTTGCAAGTTGCTGATCTGTAAGCGGTTGTTCTTTTGCCGCTTCTACAGTTGCACTTGCTTCACCTGATGGAACAGTTTCAGCAGTAGCTATTGTGTCAACTGAACTTCCTCCAACTGCCAAATCAGCTACACCTACTCCTTTTTGTTCAGCGATCATTTTGTTAAGCTCGTCTAAACTTATTGTGGATGCGGTGTCTGGTGTCATTTCAACATCACTTGTAGATACTTTAGTTAGTTTACCAGTAAGATGGAATGAGTTTAACATCATGCTACCATCACCTAGTGGTGTTCTTTGCATCGCATCAGCAAGTTCGTCAGCTGTCTGTCCAGTGTTGCTTTCGATCAATGTCATTAATTTGTCATGATCAGCATCTTTGATATTTTCAGTTTGAACAACCAATGCACTATGTGGATCACCTGGTATTGTTCTGAAAACGACAGCAACTTTTCTTCCTGTCTCTTTCATTCTTCCTATGTGCTTCATATTAGCCATTTGCTTTGTCTCCTTCAGTAGGAGCAGTTGCTGGCGCAGGTGCGTCAGGTTGCTTTGCTACTTGTTGGTTTTGAATTGAAGTTAAAAAGGTATCTAACTTATTAAAAGTCTTACCTACTGCTTCAAGTTCGTTGGCTTTGAAAGCCCCACGACTTTGTGCAACTTCAATAATAGTTTTTATAACACCAAGGTCTTGAACTGTTAGTTCAGTTGCCTGCGGTGCTTGTCCCGTCTTTGCATCACCCGTCGGTGCGGCCATAGTCGGTTGTGCCGGCTCAGTTACTGGAGCCTGTGCAGTTTTGTTTTCATCTGACATTTATGTCTCCTATTATAATAGTATAATTATATACCTACTTAATACTTATTAATACTTCAAATGTGGACAGGCTAACATGAAATATGAAAGCTCTCTTTCATTTTCAAAACCAATCCTCATTTGGTTCTTATATTGGTTTTTGGAATCCAATACCATTGTTTTGCCTATGTGATATCTGCCTTTAAGATTTCCTTCAATCCATTTTCTCATTGAATCTTCTAGATTGTATTGTTGTTCTATTTCAATATATTCAAAATGTGGTGCCTGATACTTGACCTCACGAAGTCCAAAAAAGTTTAGTGCATTTGGTTTCATATTAAAATACCAATACGTTAATGATTATTAAAGAAACAATCAAGAGTGCCGTGTAGTCCCAATATGGAAATTGATCCATTAAGCCCTCTTCTTCTCGTCATAATGACAAGTGATACCAAATGGTGCCTGTAAGTTCTTGTCATGATTTGAATGAATTACAAATACTGTATCACAGTAATTATCATCACCCCAGCTATCCCAAGGATAACCATCTGTAAACATTATGAACCTTTTAGGAAGTATATCATTTTCTTTCATGTATTCCCAGTTGGCATTAAAGTCTGTACCACCGCCACCAGTAACTTTGTATTCACTCAGTTCACTTCCGTTGTCGGCAGTAAAATCTTGTTCATTGTAAACGGCTGTATCAAAGCACCATAATTTAATGTTATAGTCTTTGTACTCTTGCATGATACCTTGTACTTCACCTAAGAAGTCTTCAGCTTGTTCGTTACCAATTGAACCTGACATATCAATTGCAATACAAATATCAATAGTTTCGTCAAACTGCATACCAGGAAGGATTGCACCAGTGTGCCAACCTCTTCTGCTAGGACGAGCAAAACTGTAATCATTTCTGATTGTACTTTGTATTTGTTGTCTAAGTATTTCTCTCCAATTCATCTTTGGTTCAGTAAGATTCTTAATCATTCTTTCAATTTCTTTAGGAGTCTTACCTGCACCAGCGGCCTGTGCCGCAGACATCATGTTCTCTTTTATTTCATCTCTAATCTTAGAAAGTTCTTCTTTGCTATAAGACGGCTTACTACTCTTGCCATCTTTACTACCAGACTTGCTTTGACCATCACCTTTTTCCCAATCAATGTGTTCGTCAAGTAGTTTACCTAATTGTTTTAATTCTTCTTTGTCAGCTTTCTTGTAAAGCTCATCATATACTGCTTCTGAAGTCCAACCTTCATATTTAAAGTCTTGGTATATAGGAATATCTGCAGGTTTTTCACCTATGCCGTCTCTTACAAGTGTATTGTTTACGATATAGTCTGCGGCAATGTTATGAAGCATAGCATCTCTATCTTCACGTCTTGTCATATGGTCATATACACAATGAAGTATCTCATGTGCAATTACAAATTCAACTTCTTTGTTAGACATCTTTGCAAAGAATGGAACACTATAAAACAAGTGTCTACCATCTGTTGCGGCAGTAGGACACCAATCTGTTGCTTCTTTAATAACAAGCCTTGTAGCCATGTTACCAAAGAAAGGATGTCTAAGTAATAGTCCTACCCTTGCTACAATAATTTTATCTAAAACTTCTGCTCTTAGTTCGTCAGTAATTTCAACTTCTGGGGCATTTTTAATCTCTTCCCATCTGTCTAATACTTCTTGTTCTTTTGTTGATATATTAGTTGTCATTTGTGCCATCTTTTCCTAATTGTTATAATACTATTATATGATATTTAATTGAGTTTGTCAACCAAAAAGAGTGGGGGAAAACCGAAATTTTCCCCCTAGTATTCCAAAATATTGGATTACTTCTCCTGTGCGGCTTTAATATATTTGCCATATTTTTCATGGAACTCATCAAAGCACTCAACCTCATCTGGGTCGATTGGAAGTTGATATTGTGTAAGAGCTAACTTGATACCCATAACAACTAGTTCAGTATCAAAGTTGTCCATCGCAAAACGTAAAAAGTTATTGACTTTGTCATCAAACTTCTTATCGCTCTTATCACTGGCTTCCTTCAGCTCGTAACATAAAGATACAGTTAAGGAATACATGGCACTGATTTCTTTTGTATCTAAAGTTTTAACCTTACCAGCCAATACATCAGATGGATTAGGTAATTGAGCTGACACTTTTCTGTGTGCCATAAATTTAACGGCAAGTCCTTCGCCGACTGAACCACTAACAAGATCTGTTGTGGTTGCTTCATCGTCATCATCTTCCAAAAGCTCGGAAACAAATGACCATGAACGAGGTGTTGCAAAAGATCTACTTGGACTCTTAGGATCAAAGTCATACAAGTCTTTCTTTGCAAAAGTCAAGTAACCTACTACATCCTCATGGATGCTATTCTTAACTGCCCAGCTAAACCAATCATCAAAGTCCACTTTCAATTCTAAGTGTACAAATCTGTTTGCCAACGGAGCAGGCATTCTGTAAGTTACACCTTTATCTGCTTCTCTGTTACCAGCGGCAACAATCAAAACATTGTCAGGTAATTTATATGTACCAACCTTCCTGTTAAGGATAAGTTGATATGCCGCGGCCTGTACTGCCGGAGCGGCTGAATTCATTTCATCTAAGAACAATACAATCTTCTTGTACTTCTTAGCCATTTTAGCATCTGGCAATTCTGCCGGAGGTGCCCATTTCATTGTGTTATCGTTTGCCGCATAATAAGGAACACCTTTAATATCTGTTGGTTCCCATAATGACAAACGAACGTCAATCATATATGCGTCAATGTCTTCACTAATCTGTGAAACAATGTCGGACTTACCAATACCTGGAGGTCCCCATATAAAGATTGGTCTTTGTTTATTGAATGCCCTTAGGATGCTTTTCTTTGCATTGTTTGGGCTAACTTGTCTTACTGCGATGTTTTCCACTTTGTACTCCTTTGTTTAGTTTTTCAGTGCCATACTTTATTTCTAAGTATGTATATATAATAGCACCTATTACTCAAAAGGTCAACCGGAAAATGTATTATTTTACCAAAAAAGAATCCAATAAAATCAAGGGTTTACTGATTCATCTGTCCGTTTTAATGCTTTAGCCAATCCATATTTACGAACATCGCCACTGAAAAGATGCAGTTCGAGTGCCTTCTTTTCATTCGTTACAGTCAATCCCTTGTTTGTTAGGAAGTATGGACAGTCAATAAACTTGTCCAAAAATATTACAACCTGGGTTGTAATTTTAAAATCTGGTGGAAAAGGAATATCATATGTTGCAAGTTCTATTTTTTCCATTAAGAATAACAGACCCGCTTCAGTAAGACGCAAACCACCACTGTCTTTTTCTCTGGTATTCTGCCACCATACTGGCATATATTCTGCAAGGGAACTTTCGCTTATTGCAATACCGGCCTGTTTCAAGAATACCTTGGTATAGGTTTCTTTCCAGTTCATTATTCTTCCTTAACTGTTTCGCCGGATGTGAGCTTAACTACTGTGAAATCTTTGACATCAAACAATTCATTTAATTTGTTTGCTAGATTAAAAGCATGACCTGGGTTTGAAAATGACACTTTTTTATATTTAGGTCCTGGATAGTTTGTCAGTGTGTTAGAGCTTTTTAAATTAAAAGGTTTATCCTTATAAAATACTGCCCAAATGGCTTCCGCATCAAGTACCTGTTCGGACTTGTAAGTTTTTCTATTAATGTTTTCTAAAACAACTGTTGGTTTAGGTCTACTCATATTAACTTCCTTATACTAATATTTATCTCAGTAAAGGAGTAATATACGTAGTTTATTGGATTATGCTACCAGCTCTTACCACCATCTACGGTAACACTAACAACTTCTTCAGTATTATTTTGCTTGTCTACTAGCTTTTCAAGATCACCATGTAATCTTGACATTACACCTGCTAGTGTAAAAGCTAGGTTTTTAGCTTCTACAAGCGTCATACGTACTTCTTGTTGGTTAGTGCTATCTGCAACTTTAACTTTATCAATGTATTGTTGCAAAGGGATAGTGTTTAAAGGTTTAACGTCTGTTGACATTACTTAACTCCGCTCTCATTTCTAGCTCTGTTTTAAATGGCCCTTTGTGTTCATACTTTTCAAGTGTAACTAATTTAGGGCAAAAACTTTTTACCCAACCTTTTTCAAAGTGAATACAAAAATAACCTGCACAATATAAACTTTTAGACTTTTTACTTTTTGTAAACAATGCAAATTTTCTTTTTAAATCAAACATAGCATTGTAAGGATTAGTTGATGTTGGCAAGTCATATATTTCTTTGCTTGGACTTGACTTATCTGAAATACTACCCTTGGACCAAAGTATGTTTCCTAGGTCACGTTCTACTGTGTTCTTGCTGTCATAAAACCATGAACCATCTTTACAGGAATACATATATCTATTATCCGTATCTTTTGATAATGTTCCTACCTTTTCTTTTGTATCTTTATCTTCAATGATCCAAAACTTGTTTTTTAATATTTCGTTTGCTTTTAAAGATGTCATATGTACCTTCCTATATTAACGGTAATGTTTTTAATTCAAAGCCTAACATCATCATTATGTTTGATATTACTTCAAATTGTGAATCTAATATTATCCTTATATCTGTTACTTCCTTTAACAAATATGCGTTCGCACCTAAACTAAAAAGCAATCCTACTGTAATAACACCTAATAACAATAAAATCTTTTTATCTAGTTTCATACAGGATACCTTGCTTGTAATGGTTCAGCATAAGCCTGTGCATTATCAGTTATTCTTTGCATATCATAAATTGCACAAAACTTCATTAATCTTAAACCAACCTGTTTGATGTTTTTTGGTTGTGCATTTTCTGATATTGTATTTTTAATTTTTTCTTTTACATTTTCAGGTTGTGCTGTCAAGTCGCATAATGTTACATTTCTATTGTAGTCATCAAGTACTCTGTGTTCTTGACCTTCATGATCTACCCATCTCTGCAACATCAAGTTATTCCAAGCATATCCTTTGTTGCTTTTATCTGCAAATGCTTCTTCAAGACCTACTTTGTTTTTTGTGCCTTTGACTCTCACTCCAGGATAAGCACTGAACACGTTGTCACTTGTATCGCCTCGCATACATTTTTCAAACAACAACCATTCAGGATTAGGAGCGGCCTTTTCTTTACCAGTCTTTTTATCAACAACACGTTTGCCCTTGTCATCAAAGTAACCTTCACTTGTTATAGTTACATTTGATACACCATTGTATTGAGATACCTTAGGACTTATCAGTTGTGCAAAATCACCATCAGTTGAAATAATAACGTGTTCATCATTAGGATGATGTTGTATCCAACCTGCAATAAGATCATCTGCTTCTAATTCATCATGTTGTAAAACTGTGCAATTAGTTTTCTGTGTGATAAAGTCACGGAAACTATCAAACGTTTCCCAGAAGACTTTTTCTTCTTCTTGTTGTGCTTCAGTCAAAGCATCTCTAAATTCTTGTCTATTACGTTTATAAGGTTGATAGAAATCCTTACGCCAGCTTCTTCCTTCTAAACAAAAAACAATATGATCAGCATCAAAGTCATTCCATGCCTTCTTCAAACTGTTAAATGTTATGTGAAATGCCATGCCTACTTTTACATCAAGCTCACCACGAACAACGTGCCTTGCTCTAAAAAAAGTATTTGCGGTATCAACCAAAACGTATTTCATTAGCTTACCTGTACTGCAACGTAAAATAATAAACCAAGTATTGAAAAGTTAATTATCATGTTTATGTAATTTGGATTTGGACTCATTTTAACTTACCTCCGATTTTCCGTCATCTCTTTTGTTTATCTTAATATAACCTGAATCCCTGTTTGGGTCAAGTCCCTGTTCTTCCAAAATGTTTCTTGCAATAGTTTTAAACCATGCATCAACAATTTGTTCGTTAGTTTCGCCTTTGTAGCCTGCATCAAGAAGTTGTTCAATAAACTCATTGTTCCAATCAAGCTCAAAGAATCCATTCTTTATGTCATGATGGTTAACGTGAGTGTTCAAGACAGCTACCCAAGGTTTCTTTGCCTTTGTGGCCGCTTTCTTTTCTTCTTCCAAAAGACGCAGTCTTTTTTGTTCAGACGTTTCTTCTTTTGGATTTTTCTTGAACTTATCCTTGACTTTGTTTATAAAGTCTTTCATAATTGTGCTCCATTTATATACCAATCCTGACCATAGCTAATTAAACAATAGCTTTCATAACCAGGATGATACTCTACTATTGTATACGTTCTAGTAATTGGATTACTGTAAATTGAAACTGGTAACCATACCGGAACTGTACTCAATGCCTCCATATCACGTACTGTCGTCTCCTGTACACCACCAGCTATAAGAACTTCACCTCTTTCTTTCAGTCCTTCATCTAATACATCTTTTTGCATACACACTACTGGTTTCTCTTGCCATTCAACTGCACTAGCATCTTTGTAAACAACGATACCAATAAACAGTACAAAAATTGTTAATAATATTCGTAACGGTTTCATTTTATCACCTCCTAAGTGCCTATTGCGTTTCCGAACAGATATACATGAACCCTTGCGGCCACGTTATATCCTCTTCTAAATGCCTTTTGTGCAACTTCTCCTGCCGTTGCACTCTGCTCTTCTTCCCTGGCACCTACAGGCATAATCCATACTGGCCAATCAACACCAGCAGATCTAAATTTTTCTAATGCTTCTTCCATCTCATTCCATTCTCTGTCTTTGTCACCAACCACAAATTTAAGTTGTCCTTTGCTTGAAAGTTTTCTATATTCTGCAACAACTTCTGGCTTTATTGCTTTTTTGCTTTCTTCTCCAGATACTGTAAACAGTTTAGGACTACAACTAAAAAATATTTCTGTATCAATCTCTTTTACCCAATCAATAAAGTTAGGCTTCAACATCTGTGTACCATTAGTTTCAAATGTCATACTACTGGGCAAGTTATCTTGCTTTTGTAATTCCCTATAAATGCCTATGGTTGCTTCTTGTCCTGTTGGCATCAAAGGCTCGCCACCTGTAATACATAAGTGTTGATGTTGTTTACTAACAGGATGTAAAAACTTACCTTCTGGATTGTCTTCATTTTTTAAAACATCAACAATCTTGTTTGCAAGTACCTGTGGAGTTTCTTGCCCCATCAAGTGTTTGTATTTTTTTGCCCAAGTGTAGCTAGAATCACAACCTTTCTCCCACACAGGCAAGTCTTCAACTCTTTTTATTTTAGATACATCATAATCCAAAAAAGGCAGATCATATGTATCAGGATTAGTTGGATCTATCTGTCCAAATCCATTACATTGTAAATTGCAAAGAAAGAAACGTATCCATGCAGTAGGCACACCTGTATAGTGTCCTTCTCCTTGGATACTATAAAATATCTCACTGTAATAGTATTTTCTTTCTTTTTTATCCATTAGCTAAACCTATCATATAGTGCTATTATAACATGAAAAGCACCATATGTAAAGATACAAAATATAACAAATTTCAAAAATTTGTTCATTCCGTCATCAGCCATTACTTCCCATTGTGGCCTTTGTTTTTTGGATTTGAAAAACATTTATCCCTCCAAACTAATGAGTGGTTCATCAGTGTAACTATCGTGGTAGTCACCATTACTCATGAATTGTCTAGTAGATGTTTCTTTTACAAACATACCATTTTTCTTGCGATATGTGATAAAAACTGCTTTGACAACACCATCAGTATCTCTATCAATGTGTTCTTTCATTGGACCTTCCTTCATTAAACTATCTCCTCTATTATACCCAATACTTCAGCTAGAAATAAAACGGCACCTGCCGCCATGATTAAGAATCCTGCATCTGCAATAAAGATATCAGTATAGTTGTTCTCTGACCATAGAGAATAACCTGCATAGCAAAGCATGGCACTTGCTACAAATCTAAAAATACTTTTTACAATACTCACTGCAAAATGACCATCACCTGGGTCTTTGTTTGCAGGAATAATAATTTTTTCTGGTATAGGCATATTTACTCCTTAATAACTTGCCATTATTACAAACACTATACAAGCCACAAAGCCTGCAAGTAAAACATGGTTACCTAAATTTAACCAACTGCCTCCTAAATTTGTTTGATTCTTAGGATCAATTATTCTTGCTTTAAAACCTTTGTCAACCTTAGGCAACTTTGGAGCGGCATGAGTATCCACTCCGAACTTATCTGTAGTATCAAAAAGTTCGAGTTGTTTTTCGTTTTCCATTACATTCCTGCTTGGTTATATGCCAACAAAAGACCGAAGCCGAACACGGCCAGGATCCATATTGTTGGCAAGTTGTCTAAAATCCACCACTTCAATTTATTCATGCTCTCCGCCTGGGTCACCTTTTGGTAAATTAATTTTATAAGGATTACCATTCTTATCTCGCATAATCATAGTCTGTCTTCCTCTACCATACGAGTGATATCCTTTTATAAAGTTGAAAGCATTTGGGCTTCTTTCTGCAACCTTAAATGTTGCAACAGTAACCACAATAGCAGTGATAAAGGCAATGTGTGCTATTGAACTGTAAGCAAAAACTGTAATGCTATCTGCGATAAGCAAAGCAAATACACCTGACCACATAAATGCCAACACCTGCATCACCATGTGTCTAACCTGTAAGTCTGGAATGTGTCTCAATGGATTACGTTCATAATTCATTACACCATTCCAAGCATCAACTATAAATTGTCTAAATTTGTATTGCATAACCATGACCTGTCCTTTCTATCTGGGTGCAAACTCTTGTTGAAGTTTAATGTTATCCATAAACTCCTTCTTAGTTCCAGGGTCATCATTGAATGCTCCTTTCAACACAGTCGTCTGCGTCAAACTACTATGAGCACCTATACCCCTATTCTCACAACAACCATGTGTTGCTTGTAAGTAAACTCCAATGTTAGAACTGCCTGTTGCTTTTGCTATTTGTCTAGCAATCTCATTATTAAGTTCTTCTTGGAGTGTTCCACGTTTAGCACACCATTGTGCAATACGTGTATACTTTGAAAGTCCTATAAGTGTTTCTGCCGCAATAATTCCAATGTATGCAACGCCACTCACTGGTTGATGATGATGTGAACACATACTCTTGATTTCACTTCGCACAACCAACATACCTTTGTACCCATCATCTACATGATTAGGAAAAGCAGTTGCATTTGGCATTGGCAGATATCTGCCACTCATTATTTCATTGTAATACATTTTTGCAAGACGTCTTGCAGTATCCATTGAATTGGGATCGGTAAATCTATCTATTAGTAGTCTGTCGAGGACTTGTTCGAATGCTTCTGTTGCCTCATCAATTAAAATTTCTTTTTCGCCTTTGTGTATGTATTGGGCTATATTATCACCAGCCCAATACCTATGTTTATCAGCCTGTAAACGTTTTGTTATTTCTTCAAATTTTTTCAATTTCTTTCTCCGAGTTATAGACGAGGATGTCTCCAGTCTTAGTGTATACTATACACTTATTTAGGTTTTTTGTCAAGTTTTAAATGCATCAAAAGTATTTGTTGAGCATTTCAATTTGATCATGATACATTGAAATGATATTCAATTCTTTTTCAATAGCTTCCAAAATATCAGGATGTTCACCTACACCAGCCGCATTGTGAAAGTAAACTTCCACGTTGGCTTTATGTTTGGCTATATGACCTTCTGCGTGTTTAATCATAGCTTCTATCATTAATTTTCTATCGTATGCCATTCTTTTCCTTTCCAAATTGTTGTGGAAGATATTCTAAAGCGATAATCTTGTGAATATCATCTCCAAAATGTTCACCATCAACAGTTTTCTTTGTTATGTCTACTTTCTTCTCACGTAAGAACCATTCCTCAACGTGACTGTTTGCGACTTGGATATAATCAAAATTATAAAAAGAATTCCTTAATTTAGGAATCAACATTTCATCTGGTATCCATGTCCATTTATTTAAGCTAAAAAGTTTTAGCTCTGCTCCATTACGGCGACATAGCTCTTGTAGAATGAACATTTCTTTAAACCATTCTCTTTGTGCTTTGAGGCTCATAATTTCCATCCAAGTCTTTACTTTCATGTATGGCTCTGCTCTCAAGTCTGGAGCACCCATCATGAACCTTGGATCAAACTTCACATTAAAATACAATCTTTTTTCATAGTCTTCAGGATAGCATTGTAACGGAATATCAAATATCTTTCTTTCATCATTGTGTAGTTTCTTTAACCACAGGTCAATCTTGCCTTTTTTGTGTTCTAAATGATACAGTTCATCATGTGGAACCATGTTTTCGTAATCAGGTGGATCCATCATTGTAAGTCTAAATCTATTCCAATAAGTGTTTTGTACAACGACTTCTTTTATATCATCATATTTTTTAAATAAGAAACTTAACCATTCACTGTATTCCCACCAACCATTGCTACTGTTGGCGAATATGACACCGTCAGCATCTTTGCTATTGATGTAGAACTCAGCCCAATTATTATCGTGCCACTTGCCACTGTAAGGCCAAGTCTTATGATTAAGACTAACATCTTCAGGAATATCAGCAACATGATATCCGCAAGTGTGACTACAACCTAGTGCCGCGATTCTCATCTTCTTTTAAGTATCCTTTCTTGAGCTTCAATAATTTCCTGTGTGTTAAAAGAACCATCTCTTCTTTTTGCATCTTCGTCAGTGTATTTTTGCTTTTCTGGAATGACACCTCTTACACCTCCTTTAGGATCATCCATATCTCCTACACGTCTTGGAATCAAATGTACGTGTGGATACATCACAGTTTGTCCTGCTTCTTTACCAACATTTTGTCCTATGTTAAAAGCATCACAATAACCACGTTCTACCCAATCATATCCCCATTTGTAAGCGGCAGTAAAACAAGCTGTCAAGTGTTCCCAGTCTTCTACCTTAGGCACAAAAAGAACGTGTCCTTCAGTTACAGGATACTTGTCTTTGAATACTGTAAATTCTTTTGTATCTATTAATACGTCTTTCCAAGGTACTTCACTATACTGCATTAAACTCTTCCTTAATGTATCTTTTTAATTCATGATCGCCTACGTTATCAGGTATACGTTTTTTATAAAACAATTCGTAACTGTCTGATCCATATTTTCCTACGCCATATAACTTGGTAGCATCTTCTCCGTCCCAAGTTAAAAAATCTTTTGTCATCTGTCGTATTGCATTCTCACGTCTATTGTAAAAGCCTAAACTTTTAATTACTTTGATTACAGTAGACTTTCTGCTTTTTAAGAAGGCTTCAGGAGTTGGCCATTTATCAAAAAATTCTGGTAACACCCTTTTGACTTGCATTCTTCCTGTTTGGTTTAAACAAATGACACCTACAAAATGTTGCCATAAGTTTTCAACTTGTTGTTGCACCATTAAATCTTCACGCATCATCTAACCACTCCGTTACTTGAATCATTTTGTGTAGTTTCTTTTTTGCTTCTTGCATATTCTTTGCAGGTACCCATGCCTGTCCTATGCCTTCTGTTGGACTTAATCTTTCTATTTCAAGTGCTATATCACTATCTGACTCTTTGTTCATTCTAATGACAGCAGGTACTTTAAATTTTAAGATATGAACAGTATCTTTTATTTCTGGAAATTTAATTACGTTATCTTCTGTCATAACCTTGGTTTTATTTTAATTAATTTTTTTGGTCTTAACTTTAATGCTCTTTTCATTAAACTTATTATACCACCTTTTTTAAACTGTGTCAAGTATCTCTTTTTGTCCAATTCTCTGATTAATTCATCTGTAAGCATACATTCTTGTAATTTTATATTTGTCTTTAAATTACTTGGAGTAAATTTAACATAACACAAAGGATCACCACGTCTAATGTTTAGCTTATCATGTGTGTTGTTAAAAACAAATCCCCAGCTTATACTTCTTATCCAACTATGAATATTAAAACTACCACCAATTACTTCTCCTGGCAATTGATATGGAAGTAGGAATGGAGGTAATATTTCCATCAACACAGGTTCATCTGCAACAAACAAGTAATTTAGATTAAATTGAAACATTGGTTTTTCAACATCATACATTTCTTCTGGTTGATGTAATGTTACTAATCCTTGCAGTTGATTTGTATCTACTTCATCGCTTTCGATATCTACACCTCCCTCTTTAGGAACGGCAGTGAAAGACACCGGTGACTTCAAAACAAATAGATTATTGTAAAAGCTCTGATATGAAG